TGGCGTGGTATTTTCTCCTCAGAAGACCGTAACAGAGACTCTGAGCGTTCTCAAATCATTTCTCCCGCGTTACAACAAGCAGTAGAGTCTTCGGTCGCAGAAATTGAAGAGGCTACTTTTGGTCGTGGCAAGTTCTTTGACATCAAAGACGACTTTGCAGACCAGGAAACACAAGACGTAGCGTACCTCCGCGAGCAATTGATGCGTGACTTTAAGAAAAACAAAGTCCGCAAGGCTGTTGGCGAGTGTCTAATTAACGCTGCGGTGTTCGGAACAGGGATAGCAGAGCTAACTCTGGAAGAAGTAAAGGACATGCGACCTTCCTCGCGTCCTACTATGGACGGGCAACTTCAGGAGATAGGCGTAGAAATCTCAGATCGTACAGTTTGTAGGCTGAGAAGCATACTTCCACAGAATTTTCTTATTGACCCGGTAGCTACAAGCGTTGATGACGCGATAGGTGTGGCTATTGATGAATTTGTACCAGTGCATCAAGTTGAAATGCTACAGGAAAAGGGCGTTTATAAGGATGTCCCGTTTAACTTTGCATATCCAGACATCGATCTAGATGCTGATCACGAACTTACCACGCAGCCTACGGATAAAGTCCGTCTCACTAAGTATTATGGTCTTGTCCCCCGCCATTTGCTTACTAAGGACGACGATTATGAAGAGGTTGAATTGCAAAATGAAGACGAAGAAGATTCATTCTACGTTGAAGCTATTGTAGTTATTGCAAACGGTGGTACTTTGCTGAAGGCAGAGAAGAACCCGTACATGATGCAGGATCGTCCTATTGTGGCTTTCCCATGGGACGTAGTTCCAAGCCGGTTCTGGGGCAGAGGCGTATGTGAGAAAGGTTATAATTCACAGAAGGCTTTGGATGCAGAACTCAGAGCCAGGATTGACGCCCTCGCATTAACAGTACACCCAATGATGGCTATGGACGCTACTCGTTTACCTCGAGGAGCCAAGCCAGAGGTTCGACCTGGTAAGATTATCCTAACAAACGGCAATCCTTCAGAGGTTCTACAGCCGTTTAACTTCGGTCAAGTCTCTCAGATTACTTTTGCTCAGGCAGGTGAACTACAGAAGATGGTTCAGACCGCAACAGGAGCTATAGACTCTGCGGGAATACCGGGTTCTATTAACGGCGAAGCTACTGCTGCCGGAATCTCTATGTCTCTTGGCGCAATCATTAAGCGTCACAAGAGGACACTGATCAACTTCCAAGAATCATTCTTGATTCCGTTTGTATCTAAAGCGGCTTACCGCTACATGCAGTTTGAGCCAGAGATATATCCAGTTGCGGACTATAACTTCCATGTGACTTCTTCACTTGGAATTATCGCAAGGGAATACGAGGTTACTCAGCTAGTTCAGTTGCTACAAACTATGCAACAAGACTCTCCTCTGTACCCTGTATTGATTCAGTCCATCATAGACAACATGAATCTGTCTAACCGCGAAGAGTTAATTGCGGCATTGTCACAAGCAGGACAGCCTTCACCAGAGCAGCAGCAAGCGCAACAAGCAGCTATGCAAGCTCAGATGGCATTCCAACAGTCACAGACTAACGCACTAAACGGTCAGGCTATGGAGTCCGAGGCAAGAGCTAGAAAGATGGAAGCTGAAACTAAAGCCATCCCTGTAGAGCTAGAGACTGCGCAAATCAAAGCAATCACTAGTAATTTACAGGTAGGTACAGCGGACGATAAAGAGTTTGAACGACGTCTTAAAGTGGCTGATACAGCCCTAAAAGAGAAAAAGTTAAATCTTGAAACAGCAAAGGCTTTATCCTAATGGTATCTCAAAGAGAGTTGCAGGAAGTCGTTACTCAACTCAACGTCGTCCTCGAGCGTTTAGACGCCAGACTCAAGTCAGTAGAATCTGCTCAGAACTCTCTGCTTCACGAACTCAAAGATCAAATGATTCAAGAGTCCAAGAAGAAGGTTAGAAAGAATGGATAAAGAAACTGAAAAGTATTACAACTCGCTTCAAGACGTATTCGTCATGGAGGGGTGGAAAGAATTAATGAAAGAGCTAAGTGCCAATGCTCTTCATATAAACACAGTAGAAGCAACGCGGGATAGAGATGATTTGAACTTCCGTAAAGGACAGCTCAACATTCTCGCGTTTATTCTCAATCTAGAATCTACAGTAGATCATCTACAAAAAGAGGGTAGCGATGAAGGTTTTTGATTTCCAGTGTAAGCAAGGCCACATACATGAGGCTTTTGTGCGTACTGACGAAGATCGGATTTGTCCTGAATGTGGTGAGACTAGTAGTAAGATAATCTCTGCAACTAAGACAGTACTCGATCCTATATCTGGCAGCTTTCCTGGAGCTACTATGAAATGGGCAAGAGATAGGGAGCAGAAGATTAAACGCGAACGCAAGGTAGCCAATTCATAGTCCTATTGTGGGGTAGCTAGGTTGGTCTTGTTAGTTATGGAGTTTAATAGTGGCACAATTAATTGATGAAGTTACGCAAGAGGTAGATGAGGAAAACACAGCGGAAGCGGTCTCGGAAGAAAATGAGGTAGCCGCAAGCGAACCAACAGAGGATAACATCCCCGAGCATTATCGAGGAAAGACTCCTGCTGAATTGATCAAGATGCACCAAGAGGCTGAGTCTCGCATAGGTCAACAAGGCGAAGAAGTTGGCAAGTTAAGAAGCGTTGTTGATGACTTCATTCTTAAGCAGACTAAAGTCAACGAACAGGAAGAAGCTGAAGAGATAGACTTCTTTGCTGACCCTGACAAGGCTGTAGAGTACAAAATTGCAAACCATCCAACACTAAAACAGTTGGAGCAACTTGGTACTCAAATGAAACAAAGTCAGACTCTTTCCGCGTTACAGCAGAAACATCCTGACTTGAAAGAAATTGCTATGAGTCCTGACTTCCAGAAATGGGTGACAGGTAGCAAGATTCGATCACAGCTATACGAACAAGCTAATAACCAATACAACTACGATGCAGCAGATGAACTCTTTTCTACCTGGAAAGAAATCAAAAATGTTGCTAGACAGACTGTAGAGGTTGAACGCAAAGAGCGTAAGCATGCATTAAATACAGCATCAACAGGTGGGGCTACTGGAAGTTCAGAAGCTCCGAGCAAGAAGATATATCGGAGGCAAGACATTATTGACTTAATGCGGAATGACCCGAAACGCTATCAAGGCATGTCAAATGAAATCATGCGAGCGTATCAAGAGGGTCGAGTCCGCAGCTAACTTGACTTAAGGAATATTTAAAATGGCTACATCTACTTTCCCCGCTACTGGCGGTTTTGTTGACAACACTTCAGCGGCAACTTTTGTACCTGAAATTTGGAGTGACGAGATCCGTGCTGCGTATGAGAAGAACCTCATCCTCGCGAACCTTGTTAAGAAAATGTCTATGTCTGGTAAGAAAGGGGACACTATCCACGTTCCTGCTCCTATCCGTGGCGCAGCATACGCTAAAGCAGAAAACACTGCGGTCACTGTACAGAACGACACAGAGTCAGAAGTACAGATCGTCATTGACAAGCACTACGAATACTCACGCATCATCGAAGATATTACTGAAGTGCAAGCTCTTGCTTCACTCCGTAACTTCTACACTGGTGACGCAGGTTATGCGCTTGCTCGTCAAATTGACAACGACCTCTTTGCTCTTGGTAAGTCACTAGGTGACGGCGATGGTTCTGATTGGACTAACTCTGCTGTCTTCTACAATGACGCATCAACTGGTCTGACTGCTTACGCTGTTGACACTGTTGCGGCTGCTGACGTTTTCACTGACGCTGCTTTCCGTGCATTGATCCAGAAGCAAGACGATGCGGACGTTCCTATGGACAACCGTGCGTTTGTTATTCCTCCTTCACTGCGTAACGCAATCATGGGTATTGATCGTTATGTATCATCTGACTTCGTTGGTGGTCAGGTTGTACAGAACGGCAAGATCGGTAACCTCTACGGTATTGACGTATACGTTAGCTCTAACTGCCCTGTCATTGAAACTGCTGCTGATAACACAGCCGGTGGTGACATCAAGGCAGCTATGCTCATCCATCAGGACACACTGATCCTCGCGGAGCAGGTTGGTGTTCGTTCGCAGACTCAGTACAAGCAAGAGTTCCTCGGCACTCTGTACACTGCGGACACTCTCTACGGTGTTAAGGCATACCGCCCTGACAGTGGCTTTGTTCTGGCTGTAAACGGCTAAGACAACTAAGCGGAGATGGGGGTAGGGTAACCTGCCCCCTTATCTTATGAGTAAAAAAGACCCAAGAATATCCAAGTTAGGCGTTAGTGGGTATAACAAGCCCAAACGTACCCCTAACCATCCCACGAAAAGCCATGTTGTATTGGCTAAAGTAGGGGATGAAGTTAAGACCGTTAGATTCGGTCAACAGGGTGTAACAGGCGCAGGTAAAAATCCTACCACTGCCAAAGATAAAGCCCGGAAAAAATCATACTATGCGCGACACAATGCGCAAGATGCTAACCCATCAAAGCTGTCAGCTCGCTACTGGTCGCACAAAGTTAAGTGGACAATAATTCTAAGTGGTGGTATTCTTTTAATGAACGCAAACAATTCATTGGAGAATACTTATGCCGAACGG